AGTGGGGTACGGCAGTAGCTGACAACTTGAAGATAGTGATTAACGTGGTAAAGACCCTCTGGCAGTCACTTAAGGACGTAGTGGAAATCCTCACGAATTCACTACAGAAGGGTCTTGGAACTAGTTTCAAGACACTAGAGGAGTTCATGCGTGTCTTACAGGTGAAGATAGCATTCATGACACTGTTTATCGGAGACGCAATCAAGGCACTTGTAGAGAAGATTCAGCCTACATTCTCATATATCATAGAGACTGGTGCTAAGGTACTGGGATTCTTCGGTGACCTGCTTAGTTCATGGATGAAGTTGAACGATCACGGTCATAGCCTGTGGACCGTCCTAGACAAGATCTACGTAATCTTCGACAAGATCATCCGCTTTATAGGCAATGCGATAGCGGGATTCTTTGAAGGTCTCCTTGAGCCGTTGAAGCACATCATGACACCCCTACAACATATAGTAGACTGCTTCGACAGGCTCCTCGATGCACTGGGTCTCAACGATAGCAGTGGGGTACGTGGAGCGTTTAAGTCTATCGGTAGTATACTGGGTGGTGGATTACTCACTGCGTTCTATGCTCTGGCGACGGTACTTGACACCATCGTATCTGCCGTCATGACCATCGGACAGTTGGCGGGAGCGATTAAGGACATCTTTACGGCAAACTGGGATAGTTTAAAGGGCAGGGGTTCGGAGATCGCAGACCTGTGGAAGCAGTATGGGGAAAGGCAAAAGCATCAGTGGGCGGACGAATGGTACAAGGACCTCTTTGAGAAGGGAGATGAATTAAACACACAGAAACAGACAAGTGGTGGTGGTGCAGGAAGAAGCTTTGAGGTAAATGACGCACTGATCACCAAGAGGGGTGAGGTCATTAACCTCAATCCTGCCGACAACGTATACGCTTTCAAGGGAATTCCAAACATGGGGTCCAACATATCTGCTCCTGTCACTGTGACGATCAACGTCACCGCTACGGAAGGTAACGCACAGACGATAGGTCAGCAGATAGGGACTGGTCTTTCCAAGTCATTCGTAGACAGGCTCAAGGAACAACAGATGTTAGGAGGTTGGTAATGGCTCTTCCATGGTTCATATTTGACCTTACAAACAAGCAACTCATTACGTCCAATACGATCCCGCAGGGTGAGATAGGTGACGACAAGAACGTGATCTTTACGGAGACACCAATATTGGGCAATAACTTTGCTCCTGTCAGTGCGGGTGCGAACGGTAACAGGAAGATCTCCATGCAGATCCCGATAGTCAACCGTGGATATGAGGGCAACATAGGACTGATAGAACAGTTCAACCTGCTCCGCAACAAGTCTAGGGGCTTCTTGGGTCTGAAGCATAAGAACCAGTGGGCGAACAATCCCAAAGTGCTCTATTACTGGGGTATAGGCAGTGTGCCACTGGAATACTACGTGACCAAGTGCTCAATTCAGCACACGAGCAACATGGTTAATGAACTGGGATTACCACAACACAGTATCGTATCCCTTGAACTTACTCTAGACGAGACCTCTTTCCTGTATAAGATAGAGGAAATCTACCGTGACATAACTGCGGTACTGGGCGTCGGTCAGACGGCATGGCAGATGGTGAGGGGATACCTATGAGATACTTTGATATACCAGAAGTTACGTTTACTAACGCATTGGGCAGGTCAGTCAAGATCAAGGATCTATTGCCCATCCCACCACATTCAGACGACAGTGTAGTGCTTTCAATTGCTGAAAACGACGAACTTGACGAAATAGCGACAAGGACTGACATCTATGGGGAAGGATATGAGAGCAAGGCATACGACATCTTCATAGAGAACGTAGAGGAACTGACGCAGAATGACTTCAACATGAACAGATTGAAGAGTTTGAGGATACCTTCATGATAAAGCAGTTTGACGATTTCTGGTGGCAGGTGAAGTCCTCTGACATGGATACGAACATAATCAACCAGAACCGCATCATATCCGCTTCGGTCGTAGAGACCATGGGAGAGATGGATTCCTGCAACATCTCCATGCTTGATCCCAACGTACTCTATTCACGTATCTTTAGGGGCGGGGTAGAGTTCACCTTTGACTGGGGTACTAGTAAGGACAAGCGTGGGGCGATCCGCTTCTACGTCAACAGTCCGTCTGGTAGCGGAAGTGCCAACGGACAGGTCGTATTCAACATGCGTGGACAGGCTACTGACGGTGGGATAATGTACGGCAGGTACTTCAACACTGGCAACAAGGGTGAGGTGGTGGCTTCTGTACTCAAGGAAATGAACGTACTGGACGCAGAGATAGACTTCAACCGAATGACTGAACCTGTCAACAACGACTGTAAGATAGGGCAGGGCAACAACGAGAGTAACTTCAGATTTCTGGCTAGGATGGCAAGCGAATGGAGGTGTGTCTTTCGCATAGGGGTAACCAAGAAGGGTATGAAGTGTGCAGTGTTCTGTGAACCTTCAAGGCTCTCCACAAAGTTGTTTCAGCAGAAGATAGCCTTAAGCCCATGTTTCCTTGAATATGGTGGGGGCATGGCAAACGTGATCAACTATTCATGGCAGGACAACTCACTGGATTCCGCACAGGGCAGTGCGGTACAGACCAGAATGATCAACGGTGAGATCCAGTACTTTAGGTATATAGCCAAGGATGAGACTGTAGTCACTTACAGGTTGAACGAAGAAGCAATCAACGCAGAATGGCAACAACAGGAGAGCATGCAGGACAAGGCATCCTTCATTGCCGATATCATGAAGGTAAAGACTTTTGAAGAAGTGAAGAGGTTCTTCATAGAGGATACAATCACTACGGCTCCACAGGGTTCTGGACTGACCGTCAAGGTGCACATGTTCGGTGACATCAACGTGACAGCAGGACAGACCGTTACCTTTGGACAGGGATTTCCAGACAGGATCGGAGCGAAGGATCGCACTTGGTACATCAAGTCCGTCACCCACTCCATGGACAACAACGGATACTTCTGCGACTTGGAAATCGTAGATTCCTTCGTGCTCTTCTCTTCGGGGATGGTACTATGAACGAGTTTGAGACGATTAGGCAGATCATTGCCAACGCTACACGGTACATGAAGACCTATCTGGGCAAGGTGTTGCAGGACGTAGATCCAGAAGGTAGGGGTCGTGTGATGATAGCCATTCCAGACCTTGGCATACTCACTCCTGCAGAAGGGGTGTGGGCGGACGTAGAGATGCCCGTAGGTCAGAACGTGTCACCCAAGAACGGAGACTGGGTGGCGGTTTATTTCTTGAACGGTGACTTCTCAAAGCCTGTCGCTCGTGGCAGGAATTCCATCATCAAGGACAACCTACCAGACAATGCCAACAGGAAGCAGGTCTTCTATGAGGACGCAGACACAAAGATCTGGTATGACGAAGCCAAGCAGGAGATCACGATAGACACCAGTTACAAGGTAAACGTGAAATGTGGTGACGCTACCATAGAGAGTAGCGGTAACGTAGACATCAAGGGCAGTAAGTTTACTGCACTAGGACACTTAGAAGTGACGTGATCCTTGCGTCTCCTAAGTATGGGTGGTACTCTGATATTCCTAAATGTCAGAGAGTTAAAGGAAGATACCTTCTTGTGTCTCGGAAGGGCATTTGGAGCAGACATGAAGTATATAGCCGTACAGGGTTGTCAGTTAGACTGTGAGTTTGCACAGATAGTGACACCACCAAAGGGAACCTATAAGTTGGGTGGCAAGCCTGCCTATGCAGGGGATTTGACCATACAGATCACTGGTTACAGTGGACAGGGAGTGACTGGCGGTACTGGAACGGGTACTTTACAACCTACCTCACAACATGTTAAAATAGAGGGTGAGATGGCAGTACTGGAAGGAGACAAGACTACCGTGCCGATACAGGTGACAGGACAGGGTGGTACGGTTCCAGTAGTGGTCACGATCACTGGAGCAGGACAGACTTACGGTAAGGGAGACTAACATGGACATAGATCACTTCTTTTTCTACGGAATCACAGACCAGAAGACAGAGATACAGGGTGACATGGAACTGTGCCTACTGACACCATATAGGAGCATGTTCTACATGAGGAACTACGGTTCTGAAATCTCCGAATACGAGAACAAGCCCATATCGGAGATTTCCAAGATGTTGCTCCGTTACAACATAGTGAAGGCAATAGCGAACTTCAATGCCTTCACCACCACAGGCAAGTTGGGGTACAGGGATCGCAGGGTGCTCACTTCACAGAATAAGATAGACATAGAGACTAACGGACAGAACGTGGACATACAGGTACAGTATCTGCCCATGTATGACACTGGCAGTCAAGGACAGTTAGACCTGTCCTTAGGAGGAATTTGATGAACAATCCCATCCAATATACGTCACGGACGTTCCAGACGATTCTGGCAGACATCAACGCAGACAGGGAACTGGCAGACAAGCCCGAATGGTTTAAGAGAATGATAGCGGGTGTGGGTGACGTGATGAGCATGTGCCTAGACGCACAGGCGAACAACACGTACCTTGAGACGGCATTCACTAGGGATGCGGTCAAGAAACTCTGTCAGCTGATCGGCTACACCCTTGGGGTACACACTACCAGTACAGGCAAGCTGAAGTTCTACCTGTCAGACAGTACAGTCTTCCCGATTACAGTACCTATGAAGGACCTGTGTGCCATCTATGGCAGGGTGTCGTCACTCCGATTTGAAGCAAGACAGGATGCGACACTCGAAAGCACGGTGGTTACGCTCATAGGAAACGGACAGGGTGACCACATCACTATAAACGAGGATATAGACATTCCCTTTGAAACGTATGACAAGGTGCACGTCTCAACTGGTCTGTCTGGATACTATTACCTCAAGGTAGACGGCAGAGACGTTTACTTTGCAAACAGTGTAAATGACATAAACTTGGGTAGGTGGGTGGCAGTCACTACAGGATCTTATGAATGTAAGCTTTATACACTGACGGTGCAATGCTATCAGCAGGAGCAGAAGGATCCAGTGGTAGTCGGCAACAGTGATGGCAGTACACCATGGCAGGTCTTCCCACTCCCAGACGAACAGGTGTTGCAGGAAACTCTCGTCGTGACCGTCAACGATGAAGTATGGACTAGGGTGGACGACTTCTCTGAAAGCGTTCCCACCTCAAAGCATTACAGGCTTGATTTCAACAATGACGGAACTTCAAAAATCGTCTTTGGTAACGGTACTTATGGAGCCATACCAGAGAACTTTCCAATCTACGTACAGTATGCAATCGGTGGTGGGGCTGATACCAACATTTCAGCCATCAACGTTATCAACGTCTATTCTGGTGGAGCGGAGAAGGTGGAAGGGGTTACTAACGGATCTCCCTTCAGTGGCGGATCGGACGCAGAGAGCATGGAGAGTGCCAAGATACTTGCTCCTGCTTCACTCAAGACACGTGACAGGTTCGTAACCATCGAAGACGGACTGCTACTCCTATACAGGACTGGATATACTTCAATCGCCTACATCTGGAGCAACTTCTATGGATCACTGTCCTGCAAGGTCAACTGTGTCGCTCGTGGTGGAGGGAACCTCTCTGCAGACACCAAGCTTTACCTACAGAACTACCTCAAGGATCGTTCGGTACTGGGCAGTATTGACGTGCATGTAGTGGACACGATGTTCGTACCTGTAGATTTGACCTTGAACGTATCTCTAAATACAGGCTATACGCTTGCCGACGTACAACCCTACTTGCAGATCTGTTGCAAGTTGTTCTTTACCGAATGTGGAAAGGAAATTGTGGACACCTACGAGAGCAACGGACAGGAGAGGGCGATAGAACTCATCAACTCCATCTTTGGTACTGGATTCGCTACGACAGACTTACAGATTAACTCCATGCTCCAATACCTCCAGAAGGTAGGATATCGCAAGTTCGGTGAGACGATATATGAAAGTAACCTCGTCGCCATGGTATCAAGTTGTGTGGAAGGGGTTAACCACCTTACGGTCAGTGACATATTCCCAATTGAAGTGCCTGCTGATGAGATAACGACGATAGGCACATATACCATCACAGAGGTCTAATATGGAGAAGCTATTACCGATACCGACGATAGAGCACATTCCACCATACGACAGGGCGGAGCCACTCTGTGACAAGATGGATGAGATATTTCTTGGAATACAGGGTGACGTGATCACCTTGAAGCACCTGTTGGATCCGTTTGCATGTCCGTCCAAGGTCTTGAACGTATTTGCAAGGTTCCTCAATGCAAACTGTCGGGAGACTGATAGTGAACACATCAAGAGGTCTAGGATCTGGCATGCCGTCACCGACAACAAGCTATTTGGAACGTGGGAACAGGTAAAAGTCACTATAGACGACATCTGTGGGGGAGATTCACAATTGGTCTTTACCGTTCCAGACGACGCATGGTTCCTGTGCGGTGACGGAGACGCAGTAGACAGGACTGCAAAGCCCACTTGGGCAGTGTTTGGTCTCACTGAACAGACGGCACAGACGGACATGTACGGCATAGCGTTAGACGGAGTGCCCACCCTCTGGCAGAAGGGTGTCTTTAACATAGATGTGGATAACGATCACCTTACGCAGAAGGAAATAGCACTCTTATATGAGACACTGTTCCCGATTACACCTGTCGGCATGACCATTGCCGTAGGCTATGTGGAGGGAACTAAACTTATACCATACTTTACATTAGGAGCGTTTCAATGACACACTTTAATCATGACTGGGATACGACAGTCACACCCGCAATACCAGTAGCAACAGGAGATCGCTACTACGCACAGGACTTGAATGACGACTTCAACTACTTGCAAAACCTGTTGAGTGAGATGATCTATAGACACAACGGCACAGTAAAATTACCCACCGTAGAGAGATCAGAGGGTTACTTGTCTTTCAGTGGTGGACGTGCGGTTTTCAAGAAGAACACTCAAGTCCTTGACGACAATGAACCCTTTGTGGTTCCACCTAAGACGAAAGCACAACAGATATTTGAGATCGTTGATCTTACAGACACCACACTTGCCATTCCGCAGGACAACACTGACTACTACATTGTAGCCGTTCCGCAGAAGCAGTCATTGCTGACGAGGATTAAAGCAATCCTTACAGGAGGTTATGCTTCAAGGATTAAATATACTGCTATTCCATCACTTGTACCGTGCACGGGAGACTATACCCTGTCTGGCATGGATGCAGGTGGATACATCATCTTAGGAGCAGTCAGAAACAGTGAATACATGTTATTCCGCAACCCTACAAACTTTGAGGACAAATCCTTTGACTACGAAGAGTTTATAAAGATTCCTGTTTGGAATGGTGACCTTGGAATACATTCAGAACTCTTACAATCTGCAACAGGCAGTAGCAGTATCAAGGGATGTAGTGTAACAGTTCAAGGTGCATCGGATGGCAGTGCCATTTCATCTGGTGAGTTCTACAACTGCAACATGAGCGTGACTTATCTATATAGAGGATTTACAGGCGGTCATTTCCACAACTGCAAGATTGCAATATCTGGTAGCGGTGATGATGCAGAGAGGGCATTCATCTTTAATTCAGTAGACTACAACCAAAACCCTGTAAATCCTGAAAGTCCAGACTTTGACGGTTGTGACATTAACTTAACGTTAACTACCATACCCAAATACATGACATATGGAGGGAGAGATGATAGTTGGGTTAGTGGGGGTTATATGTCAGCAGGTATTGTGAACACTTATCTTATAAACTGTAAGATCACGTGTTCCATGCTTTACAAAGACCAAGATAAAACTGGTGAATATGGAACAGGAGCAATCGGCTTAGTCTTTGCATACCTCAATGTTTTCATAAACTGCAAAATAGAGGTAAGCGGTGAATCTGCTCCCGAAATAACACCACATAATTATGTGTCGTTCGCTACTATGTTTGTAGCAAACCGAATAGTGAAGAGTATAGTGAGAGCCGTTGCAGGATTGGATATTACAATTTCGGGTGGAAGAAGCGATACGTCTGAATTGAATGCTATGTTCGGTGTCTATCCAAGGACATTTTACGAGGATACAGACAAATCATACCCCGATGTATATACATGGACTTTTAATTACTTCGAATCTTCATCGGTCTATCTAGAAAAGACTGTGGGGAGACCAATTGGTCAAGAAGTATCTCAAATAGATCGTTACATCATCTTAGGAGCAAGTTTTAGCAATTGTTCAATAGAAGAGAAATCTGATTTCTATATGTGGCATAGTAGATTACGTTTTACCAACTGCACATATCATGTGTTATTTGTGGGCACTGAATCTAGTAGTGCTCCCATTGATTTTGATATAGAATTTCGTCAATCTTATGCAGTAATAGATGTTAGTCAAGTGACTATAACCAATAGCAGTACACATATTATAGGTACTGCTCGTTATAGTGGCAGTACTATAACAATCTGTAAGAAATCCTCCCAGACTGCTCCTACAAAATGGATCTCGCACAATACTTCTTCAGATTCGGGTGCATGCGTCTTATCGCATTTCAGATTTAATAGTGCAACAATGACGACTTCACAAATTGCAGTTGGAGCAGGTAAATATTCAGTATGTGATCGCAATACTACTATTAACTAATTTCTTAAAGATTTTCTTCTCCCTGCGATCTACGGCAGTGCGGAACTTTGCACAGTGCAACTCATGTAAGCCTGTGCAAAGCCTGCCACAGACGCAGTAGAACGGATGTTCGTCACTCACCTCCTTCCGTGCCTGTTCCTTCGCCTGCCTGTGCAGTTTCATGTGTTCCTTAAAAGCTTCCCTGTCCTCGAAATCGATGTTACAAGTACAACACTTCATAAAATCCTCCGTCTCCTAGTATACACGATGGGTGGATTAATTAACCTGCTCCCACTGTATACTAAAACGTGTTTTGGTGTTTTGGGATTCCTACAGTTTGAGGAGCAGAACCCAAAGGCATGAAATCCAGAGTTGCGAAACTCACGGAAGCAGGTTTTGAGATTCCCCTTTTGAAGCTTCCGCCTGTTAGCAAGCAGTCTTTACTGTTATGGCATGCTTTTGGGGATTTCGTATTTTAAGGAGCAGATATATGATATTTAAGGAGATCAACAAGGATCCTAACCTCTACTGCAACTCCTGCTTCAGTAGGGTAGCCAAGGTGACGGTAAGGTTTGGTACCGTAAACAATGCCATAGCGGTAAGGCTATGTGAGGAGTGCTATAATAAGTTCCTACCCTTCAGCAAGGAGGATTTGGAAGACCTGTCGGATGCCGTAAACTGCTACTTCATGTGTGACTTTGGAACGAATGACGTAGAAGCTGACAGGAGGGCATGTGAGCAGAGGCAGAGGATGGTAGTACTCTCTCAAAGGTTAAAGGAGGTGTCTCATGAGGTTCTTTAAGATCAAGACGCATTACGGCAACAGTAGTGATTCACCATACTGGGTAAAGGCAGGATTCAACGAGTACGGTGAGACGTGGGTGAACATGCGTGGCGGTTGGTGCTTGAAGCATGAGGAGGATGAAATCCTCGAAGAGGTGGACATGGAGGAGGACGACTTCATAGACCTTAAAAGGAAGGAGATTTACTCCTATCTCCTCAAGTCAGATTCTGACCTCGGTTGGCTCGCTCCAGACGGAACCTTCTACGGTTGTGACTACGCAAGCCACAGTGACGTTGCAGTGTTCTACTTTAATAAGGATGATCTTGAACTGGAAAAGGCAGGATGGATCAAGGTCTTTAGGAGCGTTGAATCTGGTGAACCCATCTACAGTCAGAGTAGGGTCTCTACTCCTCAAAGGATCTGGCTCGAAGACCATGCCGTCAAGTACGGTTACTGCTAGGAGGCAGACGAATGAGTAAAGCACGAACTTGTATCTATGATATGGATTCATGTAAATATGCCAAATATGAATTTGGTGAGCCAGTTACATCAAAATGTCCTGAATGTAACAGAAATCCAAATAATCAGTCACAAGAAAAATTGAATAATCTAAGATATGAAAATGATAAACCGCCAGTCAGTCCGTCATCAGTCGAAACAAATGATGGAACTGGATACATATATTGTGATGATGAAAATTTAAACAATGAACAGTTATCTTGGACACCTTATTATTCATATGATGATGAATTAAGGAACAACTTAAAGTCTGTTATTGCAAGTCATATGAATATTGATGAAAAGGTAAACATAATCATCGCATTATGCAGACAGATAATGGTTCAAGTTCCCACTGAAAATCCTAACCCATATAATCAGCCGAAGGTGTGGTATTGCAACTCAAAACCTGAATATTGTACTGATGCATCAAAACCAAAGTGGCACAAGGTGTAAGTAACTAAGGGGGTAGAAAAAAATGAGCAAGAGTGCCTATGAATTATTCAATGACAGGGAGCATCCGCATCAAGAGGAATTGGAAAACTTTGCGAACAGGTGCAACGATACATCTAACAATGAATATTGGTTTCGTGCGGGATGGCTTGCCTATCAGTTTATGGAGGCGGCTAATTATGTCAAAGTCCGCAAGGAAGATTTAAGTTTGGACTGGTACAAGGAAACAAAGGCTAGATTGCAGGAGGAAAGTAAATGATTGGATATAAGTGTACAGATAAGGACGGATGTTGCAGAGGTTTTAAGTTTGAGGTCGGGAAGACTTATACTAAGGATACAAAGAAGGAAGATTTAAAGTGTTGCACTGATACAGGTTTTCATTTTTGCCGTGAACTCTGGGCAATCGAAAGGGAATCTAATTACAAGCTGTCAGAGAGTAGATTGTTTGAGGTGATTGCAGGAGATGTTGTTCGTAATGGTGACAAGTACTGTACAAACTCTATCACGATTTTAAGGGAAATTGAGGGGGAAGAAAAACAAAGTTTGATAAACGTAGGCGACAGGAACGTAGGCGACATGAACGTAGGACACAGGAACGTAGGCGACATGAACTTAGGCAACTGGAACGTAGGCAACAGAAACGTAGGCCACATGAACGTAGGCGACAGGAACGTAGGCGACATGAACGTAGGACACAGGAACGTAGGACACATGAACGTAGGCGACATGAACGTAGGACACAGGAACGTAGGCGACATGAACGTAGGCGACAGGAACGTAGGCAACAGAAACGTAGGACACAGGAACGTAGGCGACATGAACTTAGGCAACTGGAACGTAGGCGACATGAACTTAGGCAACTGGAACGTAGGCAACATGAACGTAGGATATTTCAACACGATTGAACCTACTTTCTCAATGTTTAATAAGAACACGGGAAAGAAAAAAGAAGATTTGGATTTGGATTTACCGTCTTTCCTTTATTTTGATTTGACCGTATGGGTGTCATATGATACGGCAACAGACGAAGAGAAGAAAGCTCACAAGCAGGAAATTGAAGTATGCGGAGGTTTCTTGAAAAACCTTGATTACAAGGAAGCGTTCAGAATCTCATGGAACAAGGCATCTCTTGAGGAACATAAAAAACTATTTGATTTGCCGAACTGGAATAATGAGATATTCAAGGAAATAAGCGGCATAGATGCGGAAGCTGAAATAGCCAAGGAAGAATCTGAATGTGGCGAATGATTCTTGAATTCTTGCGGGTACTGATTGTATCCGTACTGTTTATATTTTTTGTTATCGCCAGCATAGCGTTGTTGGCGTGGTTAATCAAAGAGGTGCTTGTATGAACATTGAACAAGAAGAATGGGAAGAAGAACAGGCCATAGAGGGCATCTATGAAGAGATGTGGGACACAATGTGGGGCAAGGAACCCAAAGCCCCACGGCAGAGGGCGGAACTAAGAAAGCGGGCAAGAGAAAAGTATTACAGGATGCTGGAAGAAGAGGAGGCAGACGAATGACAGATGAAGAGATGGCAGACAAATATGTAATAGATACAGGAAATAATGATTGCACTATAGAGGCATTTCTTGCAGGACTTAAAGCAGGCAGACCGAAGTGGCATAAGGTTGCTGACGGAGATTTGCCAAATGACAACAGAACAGTCTTTGATGAAGCAGGTGACAGGTTTTATTATTTTAGGGGTCATTTTTATTATGAAAATGATTCGATATTTGATCGACAGCCTATTGCCTGGTGTGATATACCGAAATACACGGAGGAGTAAAGAAATGAATATCGAGAACATGACAATTCTTGATTGGCTTATGATAATAGGTCTTGGGATTGTAGGTGGCATAATAAGTTTTTGTGTCACATCTTTTATCAACTGGTTAAGAGAGGAATAATTATGAAAGCAAAGATTATTGAAATTAACGGAAGATTGTATATAACAGTTGGTGGAGTTATTCAGTACGAATGTGATGAAAAAGGAAATCGTAAGGAGTAAACTATGTTTGAGAAAGAAGCAGAAGAGTATGCTAAGAGCAGGATAAATGAAAACTGTAGTGGCTCGAATATGTACAGGAGGATAAGAAAGGCATATAAGGACGGTGCCGATCGTGGATATGGGGTCGGCAGGTGGAACTATCCGAACGACGGAGATCCGTCAAAGGAAGCACTCGAATATGCGGGAATCGTCCACAGGTACAGGGATTCCTACGGTGAGACTGAACAGATGCACGACGTAGCAGACGCTTACTCGGAGGGATACAGGCAGGCTGAAGGTAGGCTGAACAGGGCGAAGGAGATCATCGCTAAGTATCTGTCCATGGGCAACATGTGGAATTCGGACGAATACTGGAAGTTACGCAGTCAGGCGGAGCAGTTTCTGGGGGTGGAAGAATGTTCTACATAAGGAAGTTGGATTTTGCTATGCTCTACCGTGCCCGAAACAACTTCCACCCGAAGGACGTACAGGCGGAGCAGGACTTCCGCAGGCGGAACCCAGAATGCCCCGAAATCATCAACGCTCCCACCTACAAGGAAGCACTCGAACTCAACCGACAACTCTTCTTCTACCTCTGATTAATCGGACTTTCCTTCGTGAATATTGTAACGTAAGGAGGTCTGAAATGACTTATACGAAGAAATCATTGGTTAACGGTCTTAAGTGGCAGATAGGACACAGTGCAGAAAAGGCGAAGAGGGCATTGCTCTTGGTCTATGAGAACCAGACGCAGACGGAGCAGAGGAGTTCCGCCACCATCGAATATAACGGCATTGGCTTTTCCTCCATGGACGCAGAGATCCTGTCAAACATCGCAGTCTTCTTAAAGGAAGAGGGTTTCGTCACCTCACGGCAGTTGCTCGTCATAAAGAGGTTGATGCCCAAATACGCAGGGCAGGTGCTCGCTTCTTCCATAGAAAGGGGTCTGATTAGGCAGGTCTCTCCTCGTCGTTGGGAAATACTTGACAGAGAGCCGAAGGTGTGTTATAATGTAAAGTGTGATGGAAATACTTGACAAAATGGCACAAGATGTGTTATAATGTAAGTATAAGATTAGAGCGGTGCAAAGACACCAAGGAGAAAACGACTATGAAAGGATACATCAAGAGACTTTCACGTGACATTGAGAAGTTGGTTGCCAAGAGACAGGCATTGAGTGAGTTTATCCAGAAGCCAAGGGAAGAGATCGACAATAAGCAGTTCTTCCTGCTTGCAGAGCAGAATCAGCTGATGGAGAAGCTTGAGGACGTGATGAAGCGGAGGTTGGACTACGAGAAGGAAATCCATCCAGACTACTTCGAAGATCTGCAGGCTGACGAAGATCCGCAGACTGAATTTGACTTCGACGATGAAGAGAGCGACGAAGAATAATTGACAAAATGCCACCATTCGTGTTATAATGGTGGCAGAAATACAGAACGATCCGAAGAGATCAAGGAGAAACAATTATGTCAGCGAATGTTGAGACTATGATGTACACGGGTGAGACACCGTGGCATGGGCTTGGAACGAAGGTTGATGAAGCACCAGATTCAGCCACTGCTATCAAGATGGCAGGGCTTGACTGGCAGGTAACGCAGGAGAACGTGCGTGTCGGTCGCAACGTGGTAGACGGCTACAAGGCTAACGTCCGATCTACGGACAAGAAGGTTCTGGGCATTACTACAGACAAGTATGAGGTCGTCCAGAACGCAGACGCATTCGCCTTTACGGACGCAATGATCGGTGAAGGATGCAGGTATGAGACCGCAGGTTCCCTTAAGGAAGGAAAGTTGGTATGGCTTCTGGCTCTGACAGACCAGAGGAAGATCCTTGGTGATGAGGTCAACCAGTATCTCACGTTCGTGAACGGCTTTGATGGAAAGACACCAGTGAAGGTCTTTGATACTTCAACTCGTGTAGTCTGCTCCAACACATTGCAGTTGGCTCTCAATGGAGCAAAGAGGGTCTGGACGTTTGAGCATTCAGCGGGTGTGCAGGACAGGCTCCGTGAGTTTCAGATTACAATGACCAATGCCCGCAAGTATATGGACAGTCTGGAGAAGTTTGCAGACGAACTTCACAAGAAGATTATCTCACAGAAGCAACTTGATGAAATCCTCTCACAGGTCTATGGTGACGAGGATGAGTTTAAGGATCAGAAGCTGAAGCAGGACAGGATCGTCCGCCTAAAGACACGTGTGTTGCAGGTATACAAGGACACTGACGATCTGCAGAACCATCGTGGCAACGCTTGGGGATTGTACAACGCATTTGCAGACGTGGCAGGACATGGCACTCCAACCAATAACAAGGGTGAGGTCAGAGAACGCAGGTTCCTCTCCTACATAGAGGGCAACAAGCTTCTCGCTTCAGCACAGAAGGCTATCTTGGCAGTGGCATGAACGGATGGCATAGGAGATACTTGACAAAATGGCATCTCCTGTGTTATAATGTAAGTAGATAGAGAAATACTTGACAAAATGGCACAATGTGTGTTATAATGGAAGTATAAGAGGGCACGAAGTGGCTCAAGGGGGAAATTATGACAGTAATGGAAATGATTCAGAGGGCAGTTGATTCAAGGGATTGTGATCCTTCAGTAAGGGATACAATCACCACCATCCGTGACGACATCTTGATCGAAGATTTGGAAAAGGAAGCTACGGCAGAGACAATCCACAGGCTTTTTCACTGGGTAGACGTAGAGATGTGGCTCTGGGGTCTGGCAATGGGTTGGACTGTTGACAGGATTTTAGAAAAGTTAGGCATTTCTGCCTGCTACTGATCGGAGCAAGACATGACGGTACGTGAAGCAGTGCAGAACGCAATCGACAGGTGGGATGGGGATCCCACCCACCTACAGGCAATCAAAGACTTAATGAACCTCATGAAGGACTTGGACCAGAAGGCTACCAAGTCCTCTATACTTGGAGCATTTGCAGACATCGCCACTAAGATTTGGGAACTGGGATGTCCGCAGGTGAAGAAGTATAGGGTAAGGTCGTATTCGGTCGGTCACTCTACAGGCTTGAGCGGTTGGACGGTGCAGGAATTCGACACACTGAAGGAAGCTAAAGCCCACTGTGGCAAGTGGGATCTGTTGGAGGAGGTCACATGCTGACAGAACAGGTTTGCGTACGGTGCGGTAAGGCATTTCAGCGGTCACTCTATCATCCACAGATAGTGATGTGTGCGGAGTGCAAGTCCGTGAAGAAGCATGACTGTACGGAATGCCCTTTTTCAAAGAAGGTGGAGTGGGATCTCGTCTGTAGTAAGACAGGCAAGGTCGTGACGGATGGCGGATATTGCAGGAGGTAGTCATGGACATGGTGCATGAAATAGAGCAGGGTCTAGGACAGGATCGCCTGCAGAAGCTGAAGCGGAATGAGGACAACTACCAGATCTTCTGGTTGGGTGTACTGGAGCACAGGCAGTCCGTGGACAGGTCTAGGGATCCCATTCCTTACCTCATAGCCTGTGGGTACGGAGCGATAGCGAATGCCCGACTGAAGGAAAATTCCCGACAGAAGATGAGGGTCTGTGACAGGTGCGGACACGTCTTCCCCTACCGATCCAGTCACTGTCCACACTGTCACGATGAAAATAGGACGGAGAGCAGGTTGACATCAACCACACTACCAGACGGTAACGAATGTGAGTTTGAATGTGACAGTGGTGAAGATGCAATCCTGTTGGGTCTGGATGTTGAACGGTTCGTTAACACCTTACACGGCAATGAGAGGTTTGTGGCTCGGAGGTGGCTCATAGACAGGGCAGACCTCAAGTATGACAACCACTGCAAGCAGATAGCCTTGGAACTGGGGTGCTCTGCTCCATACGTGGCTAGGGTGAAGAAGGCGATCCGTAACAAGTGGAAGTTAATGTACAGGCAGTAGCCGTATACTAGAAATTGTAGGCTCGAAGAAGCCTAAAGGAGATAAGCATGAAAGTAGATGTACTTTTAGACCTGTCCTTTGGTAGCAGTGCCAAGGGTCACGTAATTGAGGACTTGCTGAAATATCGCAAATACACTGCAAGCATTCGCACGGGAGCAACCAACGCAGGACACACTCTCTCCTACAAGGGGAAGATGTACAGTGTTCAGACCATTCCTTGTGCTTGGGTAGATCCGAATGTCAAGTTGTATCTGGGTGCAGGTTGCTTCATCCAGAAGTCTCTGCTTGAAAAAGAGATTGCCATGATCAATGAAGCAATGCCCGAAGCTGATGTGAGGGATCGTCTCTTCATTGATTACCGTGCAACAATCTTGGAACAACAGGACATCGACGCAGAAAACGACGGTGACGGCATGAACAAGGAAATGGGTTCTACTGCACACGGTTGCGGGGCTATCCTCATTCGCAAGTTGTGGAGAGGTCACAATCATGATGTACCTAAGAGGATGATCGACGAGATGTCCTACGCAGAGGAGCAGGGATTGAAGGTAGTAGACACCATCAAGGTGCTCAATGAGGGTGATGAGACTGTGCTCCTTGAAGGAACGCAGGGAACTATGCTTTCCATCCACACGACACCATATTACCCCTACTGTACGTCTCGTGAATGCACTGTTAGTGGCTACCTGTCAGAATGTGGATTCTCTCCATTCGACGTGCGGGATGTCATTGGTGTCATTCGTTCATTCCCGATCCGTGTACACGGCAACTCTGGCAAGACAAGCGGTAAGGAACTTACTTGGGAAGAGATTTCACAGATCTGTGGTCGTGAGGTTACACCAGAGAGGACTACAGTTACCAAGCTTGTTCGCAGGATCTTCACCTTTGGTGATGAAGACTTCGCACATGCCATCCGCATTAACAAGCCTACCAAGATAGCCCTTTCATTTGCAGACTATCTGGCTCCCGACATCGTTGACCAGACGGACATGACCAAGATTAATCCTATGTCACGTTCCATCCTGCAGAACTTCATCGACATGCTCGAAACAGACGGTCACGCTCCTGTATTCTGGGTTGGTACATCACCAACTACTTCTATCGTACGCAACATGGAGGTGTAGTATGTGGGGTGACTTTGCAAACACCAACAGTACTACCTCTAACCTTGGATATGTGGAAGAGGGTAACGTTAAGAAGTTTAAGTTCACGGAGACTGCACAGAGGGTGAGGTTCCTCACAGAGGACGTGGACGTGGAGCAGTTGATGTCAGATCGGAAGATGTCAAGGGAGGAAGCCGTCGACTACATCAACCGTAACATCGGTCGTGACAAGTGGCTTGCTCCTAAGTCTTTCTGGGAGCATTCGATAAAGTCCATCCCAAATCAGAGGTTCTTCAGTACAGTTGCCTGTGTCGGTAAGACTGGATGCCTTTGTTGTGCTGAAAATGAGGTGGCAAGGTCAAAGGGAGTGACTGAAAACAAGATGCTCCCATTCCCTATCCGCAAGAGGTTCGTATGCCCTGCCTACGTCTATGACCTTGGCATGGTGCTTTACGTGATTGGGGCAGAAGACTTCTTCAGTGGCATTGCCAAGTATATAGAGAAGAACGGATCAGCGATAGACTTTGAACTGTCCAAGAAGGGCAAGGGTTTTGAGACTGTATATGAAGCGTTCTTCTTGGGTAAGTCTACAGAGAAGTTACCAGAGAATCTTGATGTCATTCCACCTGCAAGCATAGACCTCTACTGTGGAGAGGAGGAAGCAAGACGCAGGATCTCTGGTGGAGTGTCAAAGCCGAAATCGCCTGTCCATGGAGAGGAACCTAGGGTAACCACAGACGAAAAACCGTCTGTAGACCCTACACCTAAGGCAGAGGGTGGAGAATTTAAGATGCCGTTTGGTACTTACAAGGGCAAGACTTTCGCAGAGATAGAACAGATTGATGGTCGTGAATACATCAAGTTCCTGTCTGAAAATAGCGTGGGTACTGTCCAAGTGGAAGCCCAGAAGTATCTTGAAAAGACCAACTAAAGGGGGTAAAGGGGATCGAAAGATCCCCTAATCTGTATGGAAACGAAGATAGACATAACAGGAATCTTTAATCAAGTCAAGAAAGAGGTTGGTATGATCGATCCCAAACCTGTCTCATATGTTGTACCTACAGGTTCCATCAGTCTAGACAGAGCCTTGAAGATTGGCGGATATCCTGCGGGTCGTGTCACTGAACTGATAGGGATGGAGCATGGCGGTAAGACTACACTTGCCATGTCTGCCTGTATACAGGCACAGAAGATGGGTTTGCCGTTTGGCTACATAGACAACGAGAGTACTCTAGATTATGAATATTTCAAGAACATGGGTGTACAGGGTGAGCCTAACAAGGACTGGATTCACCTCACACCAGAGACGGGTGAAGACACTTGGAGGGCACTGGAGTTACTCGTTGACAAGGGAATTAAGCTGATCGTGGTGGACAGTGTATCAGCTATGACACCAGAAGCAGAATTGCGGGGCGACTACGGAGAATCGCAGATGGGTCTGCAGGCTCGCATGATGGGGCAAGGCTTTAGAAAGACCATTGCCAAGATTGCACAGAATGAAGTGGTGGTCATATTCATCAACCAGATCCGCATGAAGATTGGTGTCATGTTCGGCAGTCCAGAAACCACATCGGGTGGCAAGGCTTTACCTTTCTTCTCTTCCATTCGGCTCGACATACGGCAGGTCGGTGACAGTATAGAAGAGGGAGGAGAGCAGATTGGCAAGTACTCAAAGGTGAAGGTAATCAAGAACAAGTGTGCAGTGCCAAACGGCATAGCCATGGTTCCCATCGTCTGGGGCAAGGGCATAGATCATGCTTCAGAACTCTTAGATGAGATGCTTACAAAGGGTGTGATCACCAAGAGTGGCAGTTACTTCGCATACAAGGATGTAAAGGTTAATGGTAGGGTCAACATACTTGCCTACATTAATGAGCACGTGTCAGAATTTGACAAATATCTGGAGAAGAAGAATGGAAAAACTGGATCTGAAGAAGAGTAGGTCTCTGATGTACGTAAGGAGACTGAACTATGAGAGGTGTAACCGTTATGAGAATGTGGCGGAGCACTCATACTATGTGGGTATCATAGCGTACCAACTGGCATACGCTATAGGACTGGGTGAAGTGGAAGCTAGATACTGTCTGAAGATGGGTCTCATGCATGACCTTGCAGAAGCGGTGACGGGTGACATCCCATACCTCACTCGTCGTGCACTGGGAGATGTAACCTGTGCAGGTATAGATTATCTGGGGGAGCAGGAGATAGGTGTCAGTCTAGGAACGGACAGGAGAACTCTGGAGATAGTCAAGATAGCTGACGCTCTGGAATTTGCCATGTATCTCAAGGAGGAGATCTTGTCTGGCAACCGTGGTCTCACAGACATCTATGCGGAGACCCTTGGCAGGTTGGTTCAGTATCTGGACTATGATGAATATAGTGCATATATCTGCAACGCACTGCAAATAGACGCAGACACCATCAAGAGGGCTTCCAAGGAGTTACCCGATGACATTAAACACTGACGATGTACTTACTACGGATAACGTGATGGATCTGACGCTTGATCAGATCCGCAAGATCTGCTTTGGAACCATACCCACACACGAGAAGTCACTGACCATCGATCCGCAGACATACGTGACTTTGTTGGGGCAGTATCCTGCCTTATATCAGTACTATTCGGAAATCTACGTCTATCTCATAGCCCGCACTCGTGCCTATGCAGAAGCTAAGAACGTAGTAGGCAAGATAAAGGCGATGGACAGACGAGACTGCTTGGAGCAGGTCTTGAAGGTGATCAAGTTTGAGTATGACGGGTTGAGCCGAAAGACTACAGTATTAAGCTTGGAGGGAACGGATGCCTAATAAGAGCAAAAGGACGCAGTATAGCATTAGGAAGATCAATGAAAAGTACTTCCTTGGAGTGCTCTGCTCATTGTGTAATCAGAAGTTGGGTACTCGTATCGGGTACGCATTCGACATTGTCTTTAAGAGGTACAAATATGAAGAGGGCAGTTGATGAAGTCACGGAAATCTACGTGTCTGCAGAAGTCAAGAGGTTGATGTCTGACATAGACGGCAAGTGTAAGATCATCAGAAATTTGCTTGACAACGGTAAGGATGGAGTGACGATAACCTACACCCTACCAGTCTTTTACAGTAAGGTAGGGAACAGGAGAGCGAAGATTAGCATAGACTGATTGCGGGGGCGGGGTTAATGACCTCGCCTTTTCTGTATACGGAAAGATATGACGGTAGAATGCGAACAACTCTTGAAGCAATTGGGCTTCAAGACGGAAGATTATAAGGTTATGGAGTTTATGCTCACAAAGGCATCACCTATGCGTATTGTGCAGGCGGTGAAGAAGTATGGAAAGGGGCAGGTGCATCCTATAGAGTGGTTCCTGCCTTTCTTTAAAAACGGCTACATCAAGTCTGACTATGCGTTTGACTGTTCCTTTGATGAAGATTTCTGGAAGGTCTATCAGATACTGGACAGTATGTGTGAACTGCACACCTTTGACCTGCCATACGTGGATTCCATGCGGGGTTCCATTCCTCGATTGAAGAAGGCTCTGCGGATCAGCAGGGTAGTGAACGTGCGTTACATCTACAAGGTATGGCAGGGTGTGGAAGAGGAAAAGATGATAAACAACGTTGACAAGGTTCAGCAGGTTTATAAATCAAACGTTAGTAAGGTGGTGGAATTATGAGCACGTGCAAGTATTGTGGAGATCCCATTCCAGACGGATATTACTGTTGTGAATTCTGTTGGAGTATGTTTGAAGAACCAAGAGAAGACGAAGACGACTACGAAGAAGGTGAATGCGAAGATGAAGAAGAATAAGGATTTTATAGAATATCTGCAGGAGCAGGGTATAGTGCTGACGGAGCGGGGCAACAGGTGGTGGGCTTCGTGTCCGTTCCACCCAGACAGTAACCCGTCATTTACAGTTTCCCGCAAGGAGGGTGGATATGTCTGGTACTGCTATTCCTGTAAGAAGGGTGGTAGTCCAGTAGACTTCATATCAGAGTTTAAGCAGATCCCGAAGTTTGAAGCCCGCAGGGTATGGGCAGATCTCTGCGGTATTAAGCTTAACACGGAGCGGGAAGCTATTACCAAGTTATTTGACGATCTTCCCTATCATCAGTATCTTAAGGATCGTGGAATTACAGAGGAGACGGCAAGACGCTTTCATGTTGGGTATGTGTCAGACTATGGTGACTGGATATCTAGGGTAGGACTGGATCGTACACAGGCTAGGGAACTAGGCATATTGGAATGTGACAATGCCATAGTCTACCCCTTCTATGATGAAGATGGCATCTATAAGATGGCTTTCAGACCTGTTGATCACAAGGAATATAAGACATCTCCAGAGACCTCCAAGTTCTTCAAGCGTGGGATGTGGGGATGGCAGACCGTCCGACGTAAGGACGAACTCTACATCTTTGAGGGTTATCATGACGCAATGGTGGCAGTACAGGCGGGTTATAATGCCATTTGTGCCTGTGGCACGGAGATCCATGAAGACGGTTGGATGGAAGTGGACAGGTTTGGAATAGAGAAGATTATAGTCTGTCCAGACGGAGACTTGGGTGGACAAGGTTGGCTAGACAGGATTGTTCGCAAGTGCCCGCAAGACCTTTCTCTGGAAGTCATAGCCTTGAAGAGTGGAGATCCAGACGACTGTATCCTTGCAGGGCAATTTGACAAGCAGAAGAGGTGGAACCCCTTTGAGTGGTATCTTACTGCAAAGTATGGTTCGGTGGCAGATCTGGCAAGCAAGTGTTCCATGCTCAAGGAGAGTGCTGATGTCTATAATAGGATGTCAGACACGGACAAGGTATTGGCTCGTGAATGGTACGCTAAGACGTATGGAAGTGACGAAGCATTGATCAACTTAAAGGTTGATGAAAGGCATGACGTTAATGCAGAGAGGACGGTATTGGCTAACTGTCTGTGCTCTACGAACGCTCGACTGGACACCATAAGGGAGATTAAGCCTGAATATTTCACAGGAGAGTTCTTCCAGTCTATCTTCCAGTACATAGTGCTTCATGAGCAGGTCAGCTTTCAGATAATACTCACCACCTTCCATGTAGACCTGTCTGACAGTGCAGATCTGGTCAACTATTCCAAGTTCATAGAGATAGTCCGTAAGAACGGTGAATCAAATGTAGTCCGCAGGTTGCTGAAGACGTGTGACCCAAGCAACATCCCAAAGATAGTAGAAGACCTGTTTAAGATCTCTGACAACATACAGGTAAAGAGCGGGGAGGAACTGGTACGCAACACCATGAAAGCCATCAATCAGAGGATACAGGATCCAAAGGCACAGGGTGTAGAGATTAAGAACTTCCCGACGCTCAACCATACCCTATTGGGATGGAATCCAGACAACTTGATCCTCCTGTCTGGTAACAGTGGACATGGTAAGACGACTGTTGCCTGCAACTTCATCAACAATCTGGTGGACGACTACAGGTGTCTGTTCTTCTCTCTGGAAATGACAGAGGAGAAGATTATGGAGAAGATACTCACCATCCGAAGTGGTGTGCCGTCTTCGAAAATCATGACGGGTAGCCTTGAGCAGTTTGAGTATGATAAGTTGGTGGAAGCGTCACAAAGTCTCATGCACGGCAATTTGCAGATCATCACAGGTGACAGAGATCTGTATAAGATTGTGGCGGTGGCAAAGGCTCTAATCCTACGTCGCAAGATACGGTTCGTCTTCATTGATTACATACAGTTGATTACGATGAAGTCACATGCGGACAGGTGGGAGCAACTGGCAGAGATCACTAAGACCTTGAAGAACCAGATCTGTTCTCTGGGTGTAACTGTCGTAGGACTGTCACAGTTGAAGAAGCAGGCTCTCCAGTCAGACATACCAGACGCAAACGAACAGGCGGGAGCATATGGTATGGTGGCGGATGCAGACGTAGCCATGGCGGTTAGGAAGCAGGATCCAGAGGAACATGACGGATCAAACTTCTTAATTAACGTATCAAAGAACAGGTATGGGTGGGATGAAGTTCAGATACCCTGTGACTTTGACCGTACCATACAGGTCATAAAGGAGATTAATGCAAACTAATGGTTTGCATACTAAATATAAAGGAGTAAAGACATGGACAAGATCAAGTTTATTGATGAAATGGCATACCTCGCTAACAGGTTTGCAGACTTGTTTGGTCAGTATGTTGCTGAAAGGAAGTCATACTTCAGTGAGACTGACAAGGGAGTGCCGATAGCCGTAGGGCACATTTCGGCATCCATACAGAATGGAAAGTTGGCTACTGTTGAAGTATCAATTGGTGCGTGCGACACCACACATCGACTGAAGATCAACAAGTGTCCTAACGTAGACGATGAATGGGAGATCAGTGACGAATGAAGGTTTTTATTACAGGATATCCGTTGTCGGGAAAATCTACGCTTGGCAAGAAGATTGCTCAAAGATTGAACTGTCAGTATCTGGGTACAGGTGCGTATGCCCGTTCCTTGGGCATGACCTTGGAAGATTCCATCAAGGAAAAGGACTTTTCTGAAGAGTTTAACGATGCTATAGAAGCAAAGGTCTGGGAAGTCTTGCAGAACCAAGACTGTGTGATAGACGGCTATCCACGATCGGTAGATCAGATCACCAAGATCCTCTCCCTACAGGACAAGCGTGTAATCTACTGCTATGCAAATCCTGTCGTCATAGCGGATCGCCTAAAGCAGAGGGCATTGACGGACGGCAGGGTAGAGGATACGGACGAGATTGTAGCGGGTCGCATACGTGCGTCTATCGAACTCAAGAAGGAACTGGAAAGGTACTGTACTCTGGAAGTCATAGACACCAACAGTCCTGCTGAACTGGACAATTTCTGGAGGACGATATGAGGAAGTTGATCGGTAAGATTCTGGAATGGTTTCTTGACTACCCACACACAGTAAAATTCACTAATGATGGATGGGGTCACGTTCCCGATCACAAATATACAGGCGACGCAGGATATGACCTTTACTGTTCTCGAACTACGCATATCAGACCTCATTCAGACGCTAATGTTCCTAGTGGGGTCTGCATTCAGTCAGACGATCGCTTGTGGTTTGAACTCATGCCCCGATCTTCTACCATGAAGAAAAAAGGTTTACAGGTTATTAGTGCAGTGATCGACAACGACTACACAGGTGAGATGTTTGCTTGTGTTTATAACCCTTCAGATGAAGAGAAGATTGTAAAGTTCGGAGACCGCATTGTGCAGGTTGTTCCTCACAGACTTCTTCGTTGTAAATTTAAACAGGTAAAAAAACTTGGCGACCGTACACGTGGTAGCAATGGTTTTGGGAGCACAGGCAAATGACAAATTTACATCTACACACACAGTATTCAATGCTTGATGGTCTGATAAAGCCTAAAGAACTTATGCAGAAACTCAAAGAAATGGGTCATACTGCTTGTGCCATTACAGACCATGGAAGCGTGGCAGGTGTGGTAGAATTTTGGAAAGAAGCCCGAAAAGCAGGAATAAAGCCGATCTTGGGGTGTGAGTTTTATCATGAAAGGGGAGGACAGGAGAATTATCACCTCATCATGCTTGCCCGAAATCTTGAGGGATATAAGAATCTGATTACCCTCAACAATCTTGCACAACACAACATCTATAGGAAGCCCCGAATTTCTGACGCTATGATAAAAGAGCACGGAAAGGGGCTGATCTGTTTAACTGGGTGCATACAGGGATACTTTTCACAGTCCATTTTAAAGGGTGAACCCGACTGGGCTTGGATAAACTCGATGGAACTCTGGTGTGATAAGGTTTATCTTGAAGTACAGAATCACGGAATTCCCGAAGAAGAGCAGATCTTGAAGACCTGTGTAGAGAGTGGCAGACCTTGTGTGGCTACCACTGACAGTCATTACCTCAATCGTGAAGATGAGTATGCACATGAAGTAGCGTTGGCGATATCCATGAACAAGAGGGTTGGGGAATTCAAGTTTAACGGTTCGGGCTATCATGTGATGTCTGACGATGAACTTTCTACTCGTTTTTCCAAAGAACTCTTGGATATGTCGGATGTCGTAGCGTCAGAGATAGAAGAATACGACATCTCTCACGACAGTTGGCAGTTGCCTAAATCTGACATAGACAAAGAGTTTGAACTCTTGGAACTGCAGAGTAAACTTGAACTGTACTTGATGGACATGCACTTACTGGATAGGTGTGATGAATACTACAAGCGTCTCGAATATGAGTTTAAGGTTATATATGACAATGGGTTCCTGCCTTATTTTAAGGCGGTAAGTAAGATCTGCCACTTTGTAGATGATGAACTCAAGAGCCTTAGGGGATGGGGTCGTGGTTCAGCAGGTGGATCTCTGGTCGCCATGCTCTATGGGATTACGAAGGTGGATCCGATCAAGTGGGGTCTCTACTTTGAGCGTTTCTTGAATCCAGACCGAATCTCTCCACCAGACATAGACTTAGACTTCAAGCCCGAAGACAGACCGAAGGTGTTGGAGTTTATGCGTAAGGAATTTGGTGATGTCTATCAGATTGGTACATACACCACACTTGGATCAAAGGACGTAATCAAGTCAGTGTCAAAGGCGACAGGCATCCAGACCAGTCTGGCTGACTTCGTGCCTGCAGAAGCCCCTGTGCCTACCATAGTAGAACTAGACACCCGTGACAGTTTCCACAAGCAGGTTGTGAGGGAGGGTAACGAAGACTTCGTGAAGATCTGCAAGACCTTGGAAGGGTTGCCTAAGTCCATGTCGGCTCATGCTAGTGGAGTAGTCATAGACCAGTGGGGTGAAGTGGCTATCCGCATTTCGAAGAGTGGAGCGTCGGCAAACGTACCAGTATGTGCCTTTGACATGTACTCATTGGACGATCTGAAACTGGTCAAGTATGACATCTTGGGTGTCAATCAACTGTCCATCATAGATGAAACCTGTAAAAAGGTGGGCATTAAGATAGAGGACATTCCTCTTGACGATAAGAAGACCTACGATAGCTTCAATGCAGGCAACACTTTGGGTACGTTCCAATTCGAAACTCATTCTTATTCAAGGTTGATCAAGGAACTCCATCCCGACAACTTCGAAGAGTTGATTGGACTGAATGCCATTGGTCGTCCTGCCTGTTTGGAAAGTGGCATGACGGATCAGTACATTGCTCGCAAGTGGGGTAGGGAGCAGGCATTGCCCGTACATCCTAAACTGCCGAACATGGCTTACTTCAATCTGCCACTCTTCCAAGAGAACATGATGCAGATCTCACGAGATTTCAGCGGGTTTACGATGTCAGAAGCTGATACTTTGCGTAAGGGTATCGGTAAGAAGAAAAAGGAGATACTCGATGAACTTCATCCGAAGTTTGTACAGGGAGCGGTGAAGACCAGTGGAGTTACAGAGCAGGAAGCTGAAGACGTATGGGCGATCATTGAGAAGGCGGGTCGCTATTCGTGGAACCTGTCACATGCGGTATGCTACACACTGATTTCCTACTGGACTATGTACCTGTTGGCAAACTTTCCTGCAGAATACTTCGCAGAACTCTTGAACGGAGCAGACAACGTAGGCGATACCGTCATGCGGAGACGCATCCTGCTTACGGAGTGTCGCAGGCGGGGCATCCCTGTGGAACATCCCAACATTAATGAGAGTGGCAATTCCTACATAGCCAAGGACGGCAAGATCCTATTGGGTCTCAACGGCATAAAGTTTGTGTCGGATACCGTCATAGAAGCTATCAAGAAAGAGCGGAGCAAGAAGCCGTTTAAGGATGCAGACGACTTGTATGACAGGTTACCACACAAGATCTGTAACAAGAGGACTGTGGAATATCTGAAGATGGCGGGTTGCTTTAAGGACTATACACCCACCCGATCGGACGAGATAGAGAGTGTTGGATATTCCCTGTCTGGTCGTATTATTGATCAGTCTTTCCGCAAGTACATTCGGGAAGCGGGGGAGATCGTGGAACTCAAGGAAACTACCACCAAGAAGGGTGACCCCATGGCATTCATGACGGTAGACTTCCATGACGAAATCCGATCTATAGTAGTCTTTCCTCGGCAGTTGGAAACATACAGAGACTTGCTGAAGAAAGGCAATGCTTTCGGCTTTTGGTGTGACGGGGATATACTGCAGAAGATCTTCCCGATAGAGCAATTCGAAGATTTTGTGATAGAGATACCCGAAGATAAGGTCGATGAATTCCTCACTTTCTGTCCTAGGTGTAACGGGTCACCGAATATATACTGTGGAGAGTGGGCGGTTTCTACGGTGAACTTAGATTTAAGGATGTATGAGTTCATAGAGCGTGAATTTGGCATAGTCCGCATACGACGGAAATAGGTCTCGGAGGGCAAGGAAGGTACTTTCCTTGCATTCTCTGTATTAGGGGAAGGCTAGAGCCTTACCCCATGTTAACAAGTACAAGGAAAGTACTTTCTTTTAAAGGAGGAACATATGGAAGACAAGATTAAGCCCATGGAAGCATACAGGAGACTGAAGAGGGGTGAGCAAGTTGAGGGATATGATCTTGTAGGGAACATTCTCAATGACGGTAAGCACTATTGGCAGGTTTCGACTGATCAGTATCGGGTACAGGTGCGTGAAGTGCCAAATCCCGACAGTATCCCATATGTGGAGCATAAGAAGAAGGAGGAATGTCCTAGGGTGTTCAAGAGGATCTGTGAGAGGTGTGGTGGGGAATTCGTTCTTACCAAGTACAGTGCACAGAGGACTATGTGTACACCTTGTGAAAGGCAGTGGAGACAGGAGATGGGTATAGACAGAGAAAAGATCTGCATGCGGTGTGGCAAGAACTTTTTCATCTCCAAATATAGACCTTATTCCGATCCGCAGTACTGTCCGAAGTGTGCTAACATCTTGAGGGTAACTAAAGCCCAGAAGGAAAGACAATTAACCAAGAAGTCTGGTACGCATACTACAAGATAGGAGTAAAGATATGACTTTAGATTTACCAAAGATGATCTATGATCAGATGTTAGCTTCCGACGAGAAGCATGAATGGAAACAACATTGGTATCCCAGTGGTATCAGTGCAGAGACGGAGGGAGGTCATATAGGTAAGTGCAAGAGGGCACTCTACTTTGACCTTACCAATACGGAGAAGACGAATCCAATGGACGCTCCTGCTCTCTTCAAGTGTAATGTGGGTGACTTAATCCATGACTATTTGGACAAGTTGCTCACCACTCAACTGATTAAAGAGGGCTATGAGTTGCAAAACATTGACGGTTCTGAAATCCCGATTGCTTGGAAACCAGAGGGAATTAATTTCGAATTCAGCGGTCGTATGGACTACCTCTTCAAGAGACCAGATGGCAAGTATGTTGCGGTGGAATGGAAGTCCACTTATGGTCGTGGCTTTGACATGATCAAGAAGAACGGTGCAAAGATTGAGAACCTCTTGCAGTGTTGTTGTTACCTCAATCAAGACATCTACCCACTTGAAGAAATCTTGCTCTTGTACGCAGGACGTGACAATGGTTATATTATCGGCTTTGCAGTCAGTAAGTGTGAGCAGGGTCTGAAGCTTGAACGCATGGGTACTAATGAAGTCACGTTCTGCCCTATTAAGTTTGAAGACATATTGAAGTCCTGTCAGATAGTGGAAAAGTGTGTAAAGGAGCAGATCCTGCCTAAGAAGGATTTCGGTGGGAAGGACTGGCAGTGTTCTTACTGTTCATATCATGATTATTGTGAAAAGTGTGAGGTGGAAGCATGTTGACTTTGTCAGAGTTCTGCAACAAGTATCAAGGCACTCGTGTAGACTTTGACGGCTACTACGGTGCACAGTGTGTCGATCTCTATCGGCAGTACTGCAAGGAAGTTTTTGGTATCCCTCGGACTGAATCGGTCGATGGAGCGAAGGATCTGTGGTATAAATACGATCTTTTCCCCATAGAGAAGCAGTATCTTCGTAAAATGGCTTATCCGATTGCATCTGGTGACTTAGTGATATTTGATGCAACCCCAAAGAATCCCTATGGTCATGTCGCTATCTACATCGCTTCAGAGGGTGACAGGGTGTTGGTGTTTGAGCAGGATGGACTTAAGCAGGACGGAGCCAAATACAACTGGCGGTCTTGTGACGGTATGCTTGGAGTTTTGAGGAAGAAGTCATGAACACGGTAGCCTACAAGAAGTTCAAGAGACAGGTACTCATCAACGCAGGTTGGGAATGTGAAATCTGTGGTATAGGTGCAGAAGATCTGACTGTCCATCACATGCTCAAGCAGTCCACCTTTCCACGGTATAAGTTGGATCCTATAAATGGTGTGGCTTTGTGTGGTCAATGTCATGCCAAGATAGAGAGGATGTGGCGGAACAAGGAGGACTTCTATCCGTTACTGTCTAACAGACTGGACAAAGCACATGAGCATTTCAAGTGTACTTGGAAAGATTTGGGAGTAAATCGTGACTAGGCAGGATCTGTGTGACTTAGGATATGAAGATGTGATAGTCTTTGAAAACGAGGACTATGACGGTTGCATCGTTGGGGTCACCACCGACAACAGGGCAGTCTATTCCAAGCAGAGGATGGTGGAATGGTACATGGAGAAATATGGTTGCGATGAAGAGCAGGCTCTGGAATGGATTGACTATAATACTGTTTGTTCGATTGGCTTTGAGGGTAGCCCTATTATCCTAGGTATTGACGAACCTTTGCAGGTGTGCTATAATGTATTTAGGAGGTTCAATATGAACAAGATTAAGGAATTCTTCGAAAAGAAAGTTGTAATCGTGATTGAAGGTATCTTGATTGCAATCGCTTCAGCAGGCTTGATATCGGGTGGTCTGGATGCCGTTGAGCAGTCTACACAGATTGCTAAGGTGACCACAGGTATCTTTACTGCCATTGAAGCACTCATCACCATCATACAGGGCTTTACCAAGAAGAAGGAGTGAGCATGAGGGTATTGGGAATTGATCCCTCTACCGCTAAGCCACTAGGTTTTGGTCTTGTAAATGAAAGGCTCACTGTCGAAGACAGTGGGCTTTGTTCTATGTTTGGATTGCAGGACATTCTACGGGAGTTAAAGCCAGACTTGGTGGTGGTGGAAGATCAGTACATGGCTAGGAATTTCAGCACTTCGAAGAAGTTAGCTTGGTGTGCGGGGAAGATCATGGGAATGTGTGCCATATACAAGATCCCCAATTGCGTAATGAACGTAGCACACTGGAAGTCTTTAATGAAGGCTCAAAGCGGAACCCACATTCAGAGATGCAAGCAGATCTTTAACATGGACTTACAGGACGATGTAGCGTCGGCAGTGCTGATAGCTACTGCCTACTTGACAGAAAACCAGATTTGTGATAAAATGTAAGTATGAGTAATACAACCTTACAAGATAAGCAATGTAGAAAATACACACCAGAGCAGGTACAGGAACTAATCGACAAGTACTTTAACAGGAAACCACGGAAGGTACGAGACGAAGATGGTGATGTGATTAAAGACACCTATGACATGAAGCCACCTACCTACACAGGCTTAATTAGGGAAACAATTGGTAGAGCCTGTTGGGAGAGATATAAGAAAGATCCAGAATACGCACAGATATTAGAGGACGCAGAAGACAGAGTAGAGGAATGGCATGAAGCAAGGCTCTCTTCTTCGTCATGTACAGGTTCCATCTTCTATTTGAAGAATCGTGGTAGGAACTGGAGGGAAGACACAAACTTTGACCCTAGACCCGCAGTGGTCGTCGCCATGTCCTTAGATAAGGCAGACGAGGAACTCTATAAGAAGAACTTGGGGGCATTCTTTGGCACTAAATCCGAATGAACTGTCACTTACCAATTCGATCATGCACAAGTGGCTTCCCCTATTCTTTGCAATGTCCTGTCATAGGACGCACAGGGGTTTACCCCTTGATTTCGTTAGGAATCCCTTCTTAAAGCAGATTTACGCAGACGAAAGTCCAGACATGGGTGTGATGAAGTCTACCCAGTGTGGGCTTTCAGAATATATACTTTGCAGGGAGATAGCCCTCGCCTGTAGTGGCAGGAATGTGTTTCACGTCCTGCCTACAGACCGTTTGATCGGTCGTTTCGTGAGGGAGCGTGTAGATAAGACCATAGAAGCTACCCAGAAATATAAGGACATAGTGAAGCATACGAAGTCTGCAGACAACATCACCATGAAGCAGTTTGGGGCGGGTACTATAGTCTTTGTAGGTTCGAATTCAGAATCGTCATTTGCGGAGTTCCCTGCTGATGATGCCATCATAGACGAGTTTGACAGGTGTGATCAGAAGAACATCCTTATGGTAGACGATCGCCTTTCTGCTTCCCAGTATCGCACTAAGTTCATAGTTGCCAACCCTACCATAGCGGATTACGGCATACACAAGATCTGGAAAGATAGCAAGCAATATGAGTGGTTTGTCAAGTGTCCTCACTGTGGGAAATGGGTACACCCAGACTTCTTCAAGCACGTAGTAGAGCAGGTGGAGGATAGCGTCTGGACTTTAAGGGATGTAGAATGGGATCGTGACAGTAAGCGTGATGTGTTGGCTATCTGTGAATGTGGAAAGCCTTTAGACTTGAGGGCGGACGGTAAGTGGGTGTCAGCCAACCGTGGTGCAGACAAGTCATACTATCACGTGTCTAAGTTGTTTTCTACGTTGGTTTCCGTGAAGGATCTGTGTGATGCCTTCAATAAGGGTCTTGAGAATGATGAAGCAATGGCTCGCTTCTACAACTCTGACCTAGGATTACCTTATACACCGAAGGGAGCTAAGTTTACGGATGATACCCTCAACCAGTGCATTGCGGACTACATACTCCCGAACAAGTGTGAGAGACCCTGCATAGCAGGTGTTGACGTTGGTACGGTATTACACTGTCGTGTCAATGAGATTTTGCCCGATGGTAGTGAGAAGGCAGTCTTCTTTGGAGAGTTGCGTGACATTGACGAGTTGGCTTGGGTCTGTCACAACTTTAACATAGTAGCGGGTGTTATAGACGCAATGCCCGAACAGAGATTGTCCAAGCGTGTTGCACAGTGGAAGGGGTGGGTACGTTGTTTCTTCCAGTCCGCTCGTGCACAGGACAATTTGAATTTACAGAATATGTCGGTCAGTGTAAACCGAACTGAACTTATAGACAGTGTGAAGGCTAAGTTTGACGAGAAGAGGTGCTATCTTCCGAAGAACGCACAGACCATCAAGCACTATTATGATCACATGAAGGAACTGACACGAGTGTTTAATGAAGCTAGGAATGAATATGATTGGGTAGGCGATGGAGCAGACCACTATTTGTTTGCAGAAGTCTACATGGCAGTAGCAAGAAGAATCTTGGGGAAATTGGAGTAGTATATGATACCATTAGGCGGAATGGAACTGGCAGAATCTCCAGTGACGGCTCCTATTGAGAATAGGGAGAATAGACGTGGAATTACCGTAAGAGATCCTTATGCGGTAATGAACAGGTGGGCGGTAGATAAGCAGGGTAAGGTACAGACTGCACAATACGAAATCCCGCTCTTCACACTTACTGTGGCAGAACGTTTGGCGATGTTCCAGAAATGTGCTCCTGTCTTTGGTGTTGTTACAGGTCGCATGAACCGTGTGGCAGGAATGGCATGGCGGGTGGTTAGGCAGAGCAAGGAGGAGGATCGAATTGTCCAGTCTCTCAAGGAATTTAAGCAGATCTTTAAAGAAAACGACGGTCAGAACCCTAAGGAATTTGGCATTCGGGTGCGTTGTTTAAAAGAAATCATGCGTTACCTGCCCGACATCAAACTGGATCTGTCTAATTTCGACAGTGCCCTCTTACGATGGTCACGTAGGATTAAGACCATGAATGAAGACAAATGCACGGAAATTGAAGACTGGCTTCGTCAGCCCAATCAAGAGCAGACTTTCGAAGACTTGACCAAGGAGATAGTCTTTGACCTGCACATACACGGCAATGCAGTACCCTATAAAGAGGTGCAGATGGGTAGGATTGAAAACGTCTACTGCCTTGCGGGTGGAAGCACTGTTCCAGTTACAGGCAAGTATGTTGGTGATCCTGTCGCATACTTACAGTTAGCTGATAACCTTCATCCACAGTTGTACTATCAGAATGAGGTGGAATACCTCCGCTATGCTCCGAATTCCAATGATCCCTATGGTAGCGTTCCACTGGAAGCACTGGTTAACAAGGTAGCGGAAAGTCTCATGTTCGATGAACGGTGTGCAATCATGGCAGACGGATCAAATCAGCCCAGTAAGTTGTTGGCTTTCGGTGATACGAGTGTTATGGGTGCTATCGGTGAGAAGTTTGACACTCCGATGGACAAGGATGAACAGAAGCGTCTTGAATCCCAGATAAACGAATATCGTAAGGAAGCGGTACGGATAATCACAGGGCATGGTACACCTGTAGCAGTTGACATTTCTCGTGCAGATACCTTCGGTCAGCAGAATGAACGGCAGAAGATGATCCGTGAAGAGGTGGGTATCGTTTTCGGGGCTTCCAATGCGGAATTGAACCTAACAGGCTCTGACGCTACAAGCGGTCGTGAGACATCTGAAACGCAGGAACGATATGACCTCTATAAGGGAATCTTCCCGACGATCCAGAATCTGGAGAACTTCTGGAACCTCCGCATACTGCCGTTCCGCTTTGGTAGTGGATATGAGTTCAAGTACGATCAGCAGAACACTGACGCAAAGAAGATCCGTGAAGCGGGTGAGAAGCTTCAGACAGGACTGTTTAGCGTCAACGAGATCCGTACTAAGGATTTGGGTGAAGATCCTTACCCAGACGATCAGTTCAACAAGCCGAATGGTGCTCAAGCCAATCAAATGACGCAGAATCCTTTAGCGATGATGCAGGGGGCTGACGGATTATGAAAATAGAACCCATGACTAGGAAGGAGGAAGCGGAACTCGTCACTCCTTTCAAGAATGACTTGGTGCTCATCTTCAATGAGGTACGCAAGGAAATGAAGGAACGGATAAAGGATGCTTCTTCTCCACAGGAAGCTTTGAACGCTATCAACGTGCTTGATGAACCATATGAAGAGGAATAGACATGGCAGGATACAGGTTAACTCTTAGGAAACTGGCTAAGAAATACGGAGTAGACATCAAGGGTGCTACTTATACACAGGTCATACAGGCAATAGTACAGGATAACGTGGCTCGTGCTTCTAAGAAGATGGGGAGCCTTTCTAACCGTCGCATGAAGAAAGCCTTTGCAGATAGTATCAAGGATGGTATAGTGGAACTGCCCGAATATGCCATACCAGACGTAACGGTGAGGAAGGGAGCAGAGGACGGTCAGATGATCACGGACACCTTGAGGGATGTCCTCACTCGTGGACTTCGTAAGGCGATCACCGACAATCCTAACGATACGGAGCAGGCGATTGATCAGATGCAACAGTCAATCAAGGACACGTTCAATACCTATACCACATCTCATGCTAAGATGATAGCAGTAACGGAGGTTAGATCCTCCGTTGATCTGTCTAAGGCGGAATATGTGCGTGAACTGATAGCCCGCAATCCAAACAGGCTTCGGGTAACTAAGAGGTGGATACACCACGATCACCTCGTTAAAGTGCCAAGACCGACGCACAAGGCGATAGACGGTGAGAGGGTGCTCTTCAATCAGCCGTTTTCTATTGGTCTCATGTATCCGCACGATCCGAACGCTCCTGCTTCAGAGGTAATAGGTTGTCAGTGTGGTTATCAGATAGAAGTGGAGGAGATGGCAATTAATGAAGCATGGAAATCGTTATACCAAAATTTGAAAGTATACAAATCTTTGCAAGTCCTTAAGGCTTATGAAGTTGGGCATGTTTCTACCCATGCAGACGGTAGTAAATGGCAGAAGCAGAATGATGGCTCTTGGAAGCCTTATCAAGGAGGTCAAAATGACACTACAGGAGTGGGAACAACTCCCAAAGGAAAAGAAACAGGAGATGGACAATCAACTGATGAATCATTGGCTCAAAACAAAGGAAGCGGAAGCGGTGGCGGAAGCGATGGGAACGCAGGTAGACAGGCTAGCCCCGATTTGGCAAAGCGGATTATTGGGGTGTGGAGAGATAGTGGATTTCCTACACCTATCAGATGCTTCGCAAACGGAGTTGCAGAAATTAGCGATAAAACTTGGTTTGCACGTCGTTTAAAGGAACTTAAGGATAAACAGGTAGATGGTTTTGGTGTTTCCGAGGTTACCGAAGACGATTTGAAAGATTGCAGATTATTTTCTTCAGATGGT